TATCAGACCCTACATTAAACGGTGCGTTACCTATCCCGCTTAACCCATCAGCCACTACAGCCTTCCTTGTTTCGCTAGGATTATTACAACAGTGATACCTATCATTATAGAAACAATAATTGTAGCCCCGCCATAAATAACAATCCTCTCAATTAGCTTTGCTTTGCGTTTCTTATCTGCCTCAATCTTGGCCTTGCGGTCTTTTCGTGCCTGCACCCGTATGGCTTGCAGTTCACCCCATGCGCTAAAACCTCTGGTTGCAATGACGATCTGACGAAGCTCTTCCTCAGCGTCTCTGGCTTTTTGTAAATTCACAAACGTCTCCATCGCATTTTCATCCGACCCTGAGAACAAGCTGTTTTTCTTTCTCTCATGGGCAGCGCGTAGTTCGTCTACCCCGTCGAAGAACTCACCAATCTGCTTGGTGACGTTGACGAGTTCCTTACCTGCGGATACGGCGGATTTTACAGCGGCAAACGCCGTAAATGGGTCAATCATGTTCTTCTTCCCCTACCAACAACAATGTACGGCGGGCAGAAGTGCTTCCAAGGAACCCTTACCTTAGCTGGGTACTGATAATAAAATTGTGAAACTTCTCTAGGGCACCTGTATTCACAGGTCTGATGCAGCCCGATAGTGGGGCTTTGACTAGCTAATACCGCTGTTAGGGCGCAGATGAACATATCTCATGCCTATCTCCCCCTATTTCTCTGCAAGCTTATCTATCTTGCCTTCTAGCCTAACGAGGTGGTCAACAACTCTCCCAAGTTCCCCCGCGTGTTCTTCCCTCTTTATATAATTCTCTCTTGTCATGTTCAATAATATGTTGAGACGTTTAACCTCAGATGCGATTTGATTGGCCCACCACCCTATAGGTAGAACCACAAAAGTTAATACGATGTTCCAAATCAGCATGTTGTCCATGTGTTCTTTTTATATGAATATAATATTTGTTTCAATAAGGTCATTGAGTTAAACAATACTGGGGTACATCTCCCAGTGCCCCAGTTGAGGTGTGGTGGCTTCCCCCAAGTTGCCCACCTCGACACTAGACCGCTGGGCATTAAAATGATAAGTTACCCGCAAGCAACGCTTATGGAGCGCACATGGCTGTAGAAAAACCCTTAGTTCCTTCTGATTTAGAGATAGAGACAAATCCTACGGAAGAAGAACTTACTATCGAAGTTATAAACCCTGAAGCTGTTTCTATGGAAACTGAAGACGGTGGGGTTATAATTGATTTTGAAGGCGGCTTGTCAGAGCAACTAATGGGGCAAGACCACGATTCAAACCTAGCTGAGTCTATAGACGAAGCAGACCTTGAGGCTATGGCATCTGAGCTTGTAAGTGATTTTGAGTCTGATCGTGAATCTCGTGCTGATTGGGCGAGGGCCTATGTAAAAGGTTTAGACCTTCTTGGTATGAAGATTGAGGAGCGCCAGCAGCCTTGGGCAGGTGCGTCTGGTGTGTTTCACCCCGTGCTTACTGAAGCTGTCGTGCGGTTCCAAGCACAGGCTATGGGGGAGCTGTTCCCCGCTTCAGGCCCTGTGAGAAGCAAAATTATGGGCAAGCTTACTCCAGAGAAGTTTGATCAAGCTGAACGTGTGCAGAATGAGATGAACTACCTCTTAACGGAGGAGATGACAGAATACCGCGACGAGATGGAGCAGATGCTGTTTAAGCTCCCGCTGGCGGGATCTGCGTTTAAGAAAGTATACTACGATCCGCTTATGGATAGACCCTGTGCGGTGTTTGTGCCTTCAGAAGAGTTTGTTGTGTCCTACGGGGCAACAGACCTAATGACATGCCCGCGCTACACGCATGTTATGAAGAAAACGGAAAACGAGATATTAGAGCTGCAAGTTGCAGGCTTCTATAGGGATGTGGAGCTACCTGCACCTGCGCCAGATTTTTCAGATATCCAAGAGAAGTACGACGAACTTGACGGTGAAAGCGCGGTTCTTGAAAATGACGATAGGCATACAATTCTTGAGATGCACGTCACAATGAATATGCCTGAAGGGTTTGATGACTCTGATGAAATAGCACGGCCTTATGTAGTAACTATAGATAAATCATCTCGCGAAATATTATCTATCCGTAAGAATTGGTATGAAGATGACGCTAAAAAGAAAAAACGCCTACACTTTGTACACTACCGTTATCTACCGGGCCTTGGGTTTTATGGAACGGGTCTTATTCACCTCATTGGTGGCCTTGCTAAGTCGGCTACCTCTATCCTTCGCCAGTTGGTTGATGCTGGCACACTGTCGAATTTGCCAGCAGGGCTTAAAGCTCGCGGTATGCGTATTAAGGGGGACGACACTCCTCTTATGCCGGGTGAATTTAGGGATGTGGACGTACCGGGCGGTGCCATCCGTGACTCGATTACGTTTATCCCTTACAAAGAGCCATCAAGCGTACTGTACTCTTTACTTGGAAATATTGTCGAAGAGGGACGCCGAATTGGCTCAGTCGCAGACATCCAAGTAGGAGATACTAACGCACAGGCACCCGTGGGCACAACTCTTGCCCTTATGGAGCGTTCAATGAAGGTAATGTCTGGTGTACAGGCCCGCCTCCATGCTGCCATGAAAAAAGAGTTACGACTTTTGTCTAAGATTGTTCACGATTATATGCCTGATGAGTACGTGTATGAAGTTGATGGAGACTTCAGCAGGAAGGCTGATTTTGACAAACGTATAGACGTTATACCTGTATCTGACCCCAACGCCGCTACTATGGCGCAGCGTATTATGCAGTACCAAGCCGCGTTACAACTAGCGCAACAAGCGCCCCAATTGTACGACATGGGTAAGCTGCACAGGCAAATGCTTGAGGTTCTTGGCATCCAAGACGCGGAAGATTTAATCAAGCTACCTGAAGATATTAAACCTTCTGACCCTGTAACTGAGAACATGATGATCCTGAAACAGGAGCCAGTCAAAGCGTTCAAGTATCAAGATCACGAAGCTCATCTAGCGGTGCATATGGCTGCGGCACAAGATCCAAAGATTATGCAGATGGTGGGGCAGTCTCCGTTTGCACAAGTGATACAGCAAGCAATGGCTGCGCATATTACAGAACATGTTGCATTCCAGTATCGTAGAGAGATGGAGAAAATGTTGGGTGTTGAGATGCCTAGCGAAGATCAGCCATTACCTGAAGATGTTGAAGTTGAGATTTCCAGACTGGCTAAGGATGCCGCAGAGAAGCTCCTCAAGAAAGATCAGGCAGAGATGTCTCAGCAGCAGGCTCAAGCGCAACAACAAGATCCTGTTGTGCAAATGCAGCAGCAAGAGCTTCAGCTAAAAGCTCAAGAGCTTCAGCATAAGATGCAACTAGACACGGCTAAGCTTCAGCTTGAAGCTGAGAAGATTAAAGCCACTAATCAAAGAGAGGGTGCCAAGCTGGGAGTTAAGCTGGCAACTGATCTTGATAATTCCCAACGTGCAGATCAGCAGGCTGGGGCGAAACTGGGAGTTGAATTAGCAAAGGAGCTAGGTAAGGGGGATGGATGACACGGTTGTTGCGTTGATGAAACGTAGCATATCCGAATCCAAGACGGAGATAGAACAGTTTTTGGCCGGGGGCCAAGCACAATCTATGGAAGATTACTGCCGTCTTGTAGGGAGATATGAGGCTTTAAAACTAATTGAAGCCGATTTAGTTGATTTGGAAGAAAGAATTATTGCACAATAAGTTCTAGTATTCTATTTCGTAATTGGGGGCTTCGCGGATAGACCGCGCAAGGTTTCTGTGAACCTTAATCACTGCAAGGTATATGCAATGTATAAAGATGAAAAAGTAACTGACGATAAAGTAGCAACTCAGTTACCAGAACCAAAAGGCTACAAAGTTCTTATTAGCACTGTTGAGGTTAATGAGAAGACCGAAGGCGGGGTGTATATGCCTGACCAACTTAGGCAGGCAGAAGAAACCGCTTCTATTATAGGGTTTGTAATTAAAACTGGCCCTGATGCGTATTCCGATAAAGATAGATTTCCAAATGGAGCCTACTGCAAGGAAGGTGATTTTGTAATCTTTAGATCTTATTCAGGAACCAGATTTAAAATACATGGCAAAGAGTTTCGTCTTGTAAATGATGACACTGTTGAAGCAGTCGTCGAAGATCCACGGGGGTATACACGGGTATGAATAGTTTGGCAGATAAACCAGAGCTAACAGAACAAGATCTTGAAAACGAATCACCTGAAACACAAGATGTTGTGGATGATTCGTTTGAGATAGAAGTGTCTGATGACACTCCTGAAGAAGAGAAACCGCGTCTGGCAGAAGATAGAGAGCCAGAAGTGCCTTCTGACGATGAGATAGATAAATATTCTGTTGGGGTTCAAAAGCGCATAAACAAGCTAAAATTTGAAGCGCAAGAACAAGAACGGCAAAAACTCGAGGCCCACAGACTGCAAGAAGAGGCCCTGCGGTACGCTCAACAGATCAAATCTGAGAACGAACAGCTACGAAAAAACCTTGATGCGGGTGAAGAAACCCTTATTGGGCAGGCTAAAGGGCGCATCGAAGCGCAGTTAGATAAGGCTAAATCTGCATATAAAGCCGCATATGAGTCAGGAGATCCTGACGCTTTAATAGCTGCGCAAGAGCAGCTAACGACCTTGAAGGTAGAGTCTGACAGGGTAAATAACTATAAACCACAGGTTAGAACTGCGCCACCGCCGCAGCCACAGTATGCTCAACCTGCCCCGCAAGCTAATAAGCCAGATGCAAAAGCCCTTGAGTGGGGTAAGAAAAATACTTGGTTTGAGAATCCTGAAACTCCTGAAATGACAGGCTATGCATATGGTGTGCATCAAAAGCTTGTACAATCAGGGATTGATCCGAGAAGCGATTCTTATTATGATGAAATAGACAAGGCTATGAAAAAAGCCTTTCCAGATAAGTTTGACGGTGGGCAAATAGAGGAAGAAGCACCCC